CACTGTTGCTGTCGTATCTTTGCACAGCTATCACAACATCATCACCGGTATTGCGCCAGGGATTTAGTTTTAGATTTAACTGCTGAGGTCTGGCAGGGTCAAGATCCTGTTTACTATAGGATTGATTACCTGTTCCGTTGATGCCCACTTTCCAAGTATGACCCCGCTGCAACATACCTACCTCCAACACAATAACCGGCTTGCCTGCAGATCTAAACGCTTGCCAAACAGCTTGATTTTGCCGCATGCGACCGGACCAGACCACACTCCATATTACAGCAACATCGGCAGTCATGTCATGACTGCTATGTCTCAGACCCAGTTGATCAAGACCATGTTGAACAGCAGCAAACACCGGCTGACTGTTTAGGGCACCAAACTTGTCGAATAATCCAAATCGCATGTAATCAAATACTCAAACACATATTTAACATATCAAAATTAACCACAAGATAAATTTAATCAAACATGAAAATTATTTACATGTAACCAAGTTCTACTAAGTAGATAAACTGTGACTACAACACACAAAGGAATACTGTATGAAAGCTGGAAAAATTTGGGGACAAACAGAATTACTGGAAGCAAATGGTGTTTTAGAATTTCACAGAATTCAAGCTGTGGCTGGTGGTACATGTAGCAAACACAAACATCTGTTCAAGTGGAACGGATTTTATGTGGAATCTGGCCGGTTACTGATTCGCGTGTGGAAAAAAGGTTATGATCTGGTGGATGAGACTGTGCTGACTGCCGGCGAATACACCAAAGTAGCACCGGGTGAATATCATCAATTTGAAGCAGTAGAAGATACAGTTGCATTTGAATTGTATTGGGCTGAGTTTGATCATGATGACATTGAAAGAGAAACTGTGGGCAAAATAAAACAATGACATACAAAATTTTTATTGGATGGGATCCTCGAGAAGCCGAAGCAGCAGAAGTGTGCAAACACAGCATACTGAAACATGCATCTGCTCCGGTAGAAATTTCTTTTTTAAAACAAAGTGAACTGCGTGCCCAACAGGTATACACCAGAGAGATAGATGCAGATAGTAGCACAGAATTTACATTTACTAGATTTTTAGTGCCATACCTGTGCCAATATCAAGGGCATGCATTGTTTGTTGATTGCGATTTTTTGTTCGAACATGATGTGGTAGAGTTATTTCAACAGTATCAAAATTCCAATCACAGTGTTAGTGTGGTGCGGCATGATAACTATGCTCCCAAGTCAAGCATCAAGATGGATGGAAAAGTACAACATCAGTATCCCAAGAAAAACTGGTCCAGTCTCATGCTGTTCAATTGTGAACATCCAGAATCACAATCCCTAACTGCTCATGTAGTCAATACGCAAACTGCACAATTTTTACATAGATTTGATTGGAGCACCACTGTTGGTTCAATTGATAAATCCTGGAATTGGCTGGTAAACTGGTATCACGAACCTGAGGACGGCAAACCCAAGGCCATACATTATACCGAGGGCGGACCTTGGTTCTCGGATCATGTCAAAACTGAATACGGAGCACAGTGGACACATGCTCTTAGAGAATATAAAGGCCAGGATAGTCCACCTCCACCTCCACCTCCACCTCCACCTCATGTGTTTGATCAAGTGCCTGCTGAAATTGCTGCATTGTTCAAGGATATATTGAAATATCGTGTCGATCCTTTGGGGGAAATTTACAAGGTCACATTGAACAACTTGATAGATCAATTAAAAACGCTGGACAACCGGGCAGTTGTTGCCATAGGCTCAAACGCAGCAGACAATAAATTTGAAAGGAAAGGACTTATGTTTGATCCATATTTACAGAGTTTCACCCTGGGTTCAGGCGGACAAATATCGCAATGGGAAAAGCACAGAAAAAGCACAACCCCGGCTGTGTTTAGAGGAGTTACCAAACGTAAAGAAATGGAAATTTGTTACCAAGAACAAAGAGATTTTTATTACATTGACACTGGTTATTTTGGAAACGGACGCAAAAAAATTTACCACAGAATCACAAAAAATGCCTTGCAAAATCTTGGACCCATAATTGATAGACCCGGTGATAGATTTGAAACAACCGGAGTACAACTCAAGAAGTTTAGACCTGGTACTAACATATTGTTGGCACCTCCCAGCCAAAAATTGTTGAACATTTTCAACATTGATCTTGAAGAATGGATTGCAACAACACAAGAACAAATTAAACAACACACAGATCGTCCAATAGTGATAAGAACCAAACAAGGCCGAGCTGCCAGAGTCAACGACAACACTATGGAAATGGCCTTGAGCCAAGATGTACATTGTTTGGTTACGTTTAGCAGTATTGCAGCCGGTGAAGCCTTGCTGTTGGGCAAACCTGCCATTACTCTGGGACCAAACGCAGCCGCAGCACTGTGTAGTAACAGTGTGAGTGAAATAGAATCTTTAATGATACCAACGTTGGATCAAGTACATGCGTGGGCCAGACACATTGCCTATTGTCAATTTACCGAAGCAGAAATGCGAGATGGTACAGCCTGGCGAATATTGAATGAAAACTCCTGATGTTGTTGTTTATCTTAGTTCGTTACAAAAACAAAATCCTGGTAGAAAAGTCGATACCTTGACAGCGTTTGCTGATGGCGCACGATCTCAGGGTGCCACAGTACACATAGAAACACAAAATACATATACTCCTTCAAAGTTGGCCGTAATGTTAGGGTGGGCCAGCCCTCAACAACACACGCCTAATATAAAATTACGAGCACATATAATACAACAGCAACAGCAGTTGGGCAATCACACCATGTGTATTGATGCAAATTGTTTTAAATTTGCAGACCATGACAGTCGGTATCTACGTTACAGTTTAGGTAGTCCTTTCTACGACACTGGCAACTATGCCAATAAAAATTCAGACTCTGCCAGATGGAAGCAATTGTCAAAAGATCTTGGAGTCGGTGTACATGATTGGCGATCAACTGGAAATTACATACTATTACTGATGCAACGAGACGGTGGGTTTACCATGAAGGGCCTGCATCCACTGACCTGGACCGAACAAAAAATAAAACTCATACAGCAACACACCGACATGCCTATTGTGTTACGCCCGCATCCGGGAAAAATAGCCGACCCAACTTGTTTGATACAACCTGGGGTCACAATGAGTGATCCGATCCGGTGCTCGTTATTAAAAGATTTGAAACATGCCGCCGGTGCCTTTGTGTTTAACAGTAGCAGCGGTGTTGCCGCAATACTACACGGAGTTCCGCTGTGGGTAGATGATCCCAGTAGTGTGTGTTGGCAAGTGGCTGATACTGATGCTGGCACAATTCACAATCCTGCAATGCTGGATCGCACACAATGGCTGAATGATTTAAGTGCATGTCACTGGACTGACGAAGAAAGTCGTCAGGGCTTGATCTACAAAAAATTCTTACCTTATCTTGTGTAGTAAGTCTGGACTGTGCTGTGGCAATGCACCAACATTGTCTTTGGTATTTTCTAAACCGGCAGTTCTTGCACGTAACTCGCTTGAACTGTACACATGTGATCTTTTGTGGTAGTGTAATTCTATACTATTGTCCATACACCATTGCTTGCCGGTAAAATCTCTGTCAAGATATTCATCACTAAGGAATCTAATGTGGATGGTTTGGGTTTGCAACATCTGCATCAAATCAAATTCTGTATCGTATACCAAAATTTCATCCACATATCTACAGGCCTGTAACTGCACATATCGTTCGTATGTGCTTTGTACAGGTTTGTTTTTGATACCTGGACGATCAAGTGTGGGATCTGTTTGTAGTGCCACAATCAGATAGTCGCACAATTGTTTTTCCATTTTCAACATGGTTACATGCCCGGCATGTAACAAATCAAAACTGCTACAGTTAAATCCTATCTTCATTTCTTGCCTCATTTAAATTGACATACCGGAATTGGAATCATCTTATGAAGATTTCTTTCTCTAATTTCTTTATAACGGTTTAATCTAACTTTTTCGTCTTGGGTTAGAGTCTTTTCATCACCGTCAAACAGCATACTAGATTCCAATTCCGGATAAGACATGCCTAGTTGATCTTCGTCTGTTCGACCGTCGTCCCACAGCCCGTCGGTTGGGGGCGCATCAATTATTTCTTGTAGCAATCCTAGAAAAGTGCCCAGTTCCCAAACTTCAGTTTTAAGACAATCACCAATGGGACTGATATCCACACCACCGTCTCCGTACTTGGTAAAGAATCCCACTCCGAAGTCTTCGACTTTGTTACCAGTACCTACTACTATTCCGCCTTCGGTTTGTGCTACCTGATAAAGAGTCATCATCCGTAGCCTGGCCCTGCTATTAGCTAATGCCAATAAATTTGCATCTAGCCATAAGTTTTCAAATGCCTTCCAGGATTTGTTTAGATCAATAGTTACATGTTTGATATTTTGATATTTTTCTTCTAACCATTGTCCGTGCTTAATACTCAAACTATGAGTAGATTTATTTTGTTTAATAGGCATACTTACTACTATTGTTTTAATACCAGTTTCGGCGCATAGTGTACTAACAACAGACGAATCAATTCCGCCAGATACTCCAACTACTAGAGTTGTTATTTTATTTTTTTTAGTGTAGTCTTTGATCCATTTGGTGATAAACCTTGCTCGATCTTTTACTTTCATACATTGTCCTTATAGATAGCGGTTCTGTACCAATCGTTAATGGAGTTCTCGGTATCCCTAAACCACCAATACAAATCAGGACCTGACCAATTACTAAATTGTTCTATATACCAATCTACAGTTCTATACATATTAACATGGGTGTTATCATATATACGTTTCTTACTCTTAGGTATAGCACTATGTATTCCGATAAAAACAAATTTAGTTGCATAGTTCATAAACTTATCTTTGATCCAAGAGATATCAGCATCTGGAATACTGCCGAGGACTTGTGTACAAATAACAGCATCAAATTTTTGTCCAACAGGTTCTATGTTAAATTCCTCCACGCATGGATCAAATTTATAAACTGATTTGGCATTTATTCGTGTTTGAAATGTCATGGGTTCTGTACTCACACCTGGCGACGCAAAGTGTAACACATAAGAATTCAGTGTGGAGTATTGTTCTCCCTTGCCACACCCATAGTCTAATACTGTTTGAGCATGGTAGCGATCCATAAGAGTCCGTATCTGATTGTGATAATTTTTGCTATCGTTGCCGGCCCAGTTTTTAGGATTGCTTTTTTGGAACTGT